TTGGAACAGTACACACGCTTCTTCCACAGCAATAACTCTTAGCGGTGACGCAGACATAAACGGCAGCGGTGGTACTTACGTTGCCTACGTATTCGCCTCAGACGCAGGAGGCTTTGGTGACGATGGCGATGAGAATATTATTAAGTGTGGGAGTTGGAATGAAAACAGCACAAACAATATAACTATAGATTGTGGGTTTGAGCCTGCGTTTGTAATGTTTAAATGTGCAGATGCAGCATCATCTTGGTACATGGTTGACAGCATGAGGGGTATACCTACACCTTCAAGTGGCACTGCTACAGGGAATTACATAAGCACAGTATTACAAGCACAAAGCAGTAATGCAGAAGGTTCTGCAAATGCTATTTCTCTAACTTCTAATGGATTTATTTGGTATCAAGATGGAAGACTAACAAACACCGCTAAATGGATTTACATAGCCATCCGCAGACCTATGAAGACTCCTGAAGCGGGGACTGAGGTTTTTGCTGTTGATACACCGGATTCTACAAGCCCACCAAAATACCGTTCTTCGTTCCCTGTTGATATGGCGTGGTTTAGGTCTAATATAAACTCAACCGGCGCTACTGATATTGCTAATCGTCTTACAGGCACTAAATATTTAAACACAAATAGCAATGCCGTCGAAGGCAATCAAAATAGTTATACATGGGACTTCCAAAATGGTTGGTATAATGACCAAGGAACAGAAACTAATAACCGAAGTTGGATGTTCAAACGCGCCACAGGCTTCTTTGATGTGGTGGCTTATACTGGTTCAGGTAGTGTTTACTTAAAAGACCACAATCTTGGCGTTGTTCCAGAAATGATGATTGTAAAAAATAGAAATGGAGCTGAAACAAGTTGGTCTGTTTATCATTCTGCTCTTGGTGCTGATTACAGGGTTCAGTTAAATAGCGATAGCGCATCATCAGCAACTTCTGACTGGGACAATGCTAGTGATGTTGGAACCGCTCCAACTGCAACTCAGTTTAATGTGAAAGCTGCGAGTGTCATTGTTAATAATGCTTCATATAGTTATGTCGCATACTTATTCGCCACACTAGCAGGAGTAAGCAAAGTAGGCAGCTACACAGGCACAGGTGCTGATTTAAACGTAGACTGCGGATTCTCGGCAGGTGCTAGATTTATTCTTATCAAGCGTACAAACTCTACTGGTAATTGGTTCTACTGGGACTATGAAAGAGGCATTACAGCAGGTAACGATCCTTACTTGCTCTTGAACTCTACAGCCGCTCAAGTCACTAACACTGACTACATCGACCCACTATCGAGTGGATTTACAGTAACATCAGGTGCTTCTTTTGATGGGCTTAACAATTCTGGTGGAAACTACATCTTCTTAGCAATAGCATAGGTGAATTATGGAATATCGTATTCAATCAACTGGCGAGCTGAAGACTCAAGGCGAAGTCAGAAGAATGCACAGCAACACATCACTGCCACGAGTGTGGGACGCAGACACTTGCGCGTTCTTAGGCATAGACCCTGTACTCGCAGCTCCGAAGCCTGAGCCAAGCGCAGCCTACAAACAAATAGGCCGTAACGGTGCAGTGCAGGACGCAAACGGTAACTGGGTTGAGGCTTACATTGAGTCAGATATGTTTGCCGACACTACTGACGAAGATGGCGTTACTACTACCAAGGCAGAGCATGAGGCGGCTTATCAAGCACAACTTGATGCAGCGGCGGCGGCGGGTGTTAGAACTACCAGAGATGCTAAACTTGCTGAGACTGATTGGACAGGAATGTCTGACGTAACAATGGCTGCGGATATGACTACCTACCGTCAAGCCCTGCGGGACATAACCTTGCACGAAAACTTCCCTGCCTTGGAAGAAGCTGATTGGCCCACTAAACCAGAGTAGTAAGAAATGATTGAGATTGGACTAGCACTAGGGGCGGCTAAGAAAGCCTTTGACCTCATTCAGTCTGCAATCGACACAGGTAAGCAGGCCAATGAAATTCTGGGACAAGTTGGCGATTTTTACGGCGCCAAAGAGAAAGTCCGAGAAGCGAAAGAAGACGGCGCATAATTGCAGTAGTGGAGTACCGTTATGAACGACCTAGAGATAGAAGCAATGATTCAACGCGCTGCGGAAGCGGGGGCTAAAAAAGCCTTACGTGACGTGGGTTTACACGACGACGGCGCAATGCACGATGTGCATGAGATACGGTCATTGCTTGACTCTTGGCGGGCAGTTAAACGTACAGCGAGCAAGACAGCAGTACAGATAATAACTTCCATGCTTTTGGGCTTTATTATTGCCGGTACGGCTGCCGGGTCTTACTTTGACTTCTGGGGAAAACCCTAGTGAGTCACTTCACTACGCCACTAGTGGCGCAAGCGGTCGATGGGGGTTGGGAACTGCACGCTCCTCTTATATACCACAGCGATATTCTTGGGCGTGCCGTTACTGTGCCTGCGGGGTATAAGACTGATCTGGCAAGCGTACCCAGAATATTCCGGTGGGTAGTCCCTGTAGCCAATGCTAAGAATCGCAAAGCTGCTGTAGTCCACGACTATTTATGCACGCACGGCGACGGTATTTGCCGCAATCAGAAACAGGCTGATAAGGTGTTTCGTGAGGCTATGAGTGTGTTAGGGCTTGGCAGATTTAGGTCTGGGGCGCTTTATTACCCAGTACGCATGTTTCAATCTATTAAAGGATGGTTCTCATGAGGGTACTTTTACTACTACTTTTACCCCTATCTGCTTGTACGCAGTTAAATAGCCTAGAAATTACCCCTGAAGATAACGCTATGGCGTGTCTAAAAGGTAGCACTAATGCTGCCGGTGGGTTACTAGGTGCAAACGTCGCGGGTATTACCGTAGAATTGCCCTCTTCTGTGGATACCTCCAACTGGACTGCACAAGACTGGAAAGAGTTAGCCGAGCTTTGCGACTAGTGGGGGAGTTTACGTACTTCTCGTTTGGTGAGTTTGCCTGCACGCATACAGGCAAGAACCTCATTGAAGAGGACTTTGTACTTAAACTCGATGAATTGCGCGGCCTGTGCGGTTTTCCGTTTGTTATAACCAGTGGGTACCGCGACGCGACACATCCAGAAGAAGCACGTAAGACAAAGCCCGGTACGCACGCTCAAGGCATAGCCGCCGATATAAGGGTAACTAACGGAGCACAACGCGCATTAATTGTTAAACATGCGTTAGAATTGGGCTTTAACGGTATTGGAGTGGCTAAGACCTTCGTACACGTTGACACCCGCCCAAGCACCCTTGTTATGTGGACTTACTGATGGCCTTTTTCAAACTTACATTAGCGCCCGGCATTGACAAACAGAACACCGAATACGGTGCTGAAGGCGGATGGACGGATGGCGACAACATCCGTTTTCGTTATGGAATGCCAGAAAAAATTGGTGGTTGGACTTATTTTAACGGCACTGCAGATTACTTAGTGGGCTTTGCTAGTTTCACGTTTTCTTGGAATAGCCTCGCAGGGACTCCCTACCTTGCCGTGGGCACGGACCGGAAAATCTACGTAAGCTTAGGTGGTGCTTGGTACGATATCACTCCCCTACGAGCCACAACCGCTGCCGGTGACGTGACGTTTGCCGCCTCTACAGGCTCGCCTATAATAACCGTGACAGACGCCTCCCACGGAGCGTCACAGGGGGACTTTGTTACCTTTAGTGGTGCAGCAAGCCTCGGCGGGCAAATCACCGCTGACATCCTTAACTCCGAGTGGGAAATCACCGAGGTCACGAACTCAAGCACCTACACAATCACTGCCCCTGTCAATGCTGACGGATCAGACACGGGTAATGGCGGCGCTTCAGTGGTAGGCGCATATCAAATTAGCGTAGGTTCTGACACTAGTTATTTCGACTTCGGTTTTGGTACAGGAACATGGGGCGCGGGTACGTGGGGTACTCCACGAACTGAAGTGCAGGTTGAAACGCTCAACGCGCGTATTTGGCATTTCGATAACTTTGGCCAAGTGCTGCTTCTGCAGCTTGTGGATGGGGAGCTATACCAGTGGAATCCTTCCGACGGCGTAGATACTCGCGCTTCACTGGTTTCTGGTGCACCGACTAAGAACGGCTACATGCTAGTTTCTAGTCCAGACAGGCATTTAATTGCCTTAGGCACTGAAACCACAATAGGTGACCCTGACACTCAAGATCCTTTGTTCGTCCGATTCTCCAACCAAGAAGACATTAACACTTTTGCCGAGTCTGCTACGAACACGGCCGGTGGCCAACGGTTATCCGACGGTAACAGGATTCAGACAGCAGTCAGGGCGCGTGGACAGATACTGATATTGACCGACACGTCTCTTCACGGCATGCAATACATTGGTCCTCCGTACACGTTCGGTTTCCAACAGCTAGGCAGCAACTGTGGTGCCTTGGGTCCAAACTCTGCGATAGAGGTTAATGGATTGGCTTTCTGGATGGGCCACGAAGCGTTCTACGTCTTTGACGGTACGGTGAAAAAGCTTCCCTGCACACTACAGGATTACGTCTTTGACGACATCAATCTGGTGCAAGAGGATAAGGTTTTTGCTGCGCTGAACTCTGACTTTAACGAGGTCACGTGGTTCTATTGCAGTTTCACGTCGGATTATATTGATCGGTGTGTGACTTATAACTATCTTGAAAACGTCTGGTCTGAGGGTACGTTAGCGCGTACTTCTTGGCAGGACGTGGGGTCGTTCCAACTTCCCACGGCTTCTGAGTATTTCCCTGAAAGCACTGAGGCTACTATAGGCACTATTTACGGACTCACGGCCGGTCGAAGCTTAATATATAACCACGAAGACGGTGTTAATCAGGCAGACGGCAGCGCGATTACGGCCTTTATCGACTCTGGTTACTTTGATATTGGCGACGGCGACAACATGATCTTGATGCGGCGGTTTATCCCTGACTTTAAGAACCAAGAGGGAAACCTTACGGTAAACCTGTTATTGCGCGCCT